TTATGACATCTAATGATGCTTTTAGTATTAATGGAGAAGCTAATCTTACTTTTGATGGTACTACTTTACAAATTGATAATAGATTACATTTAGATGGTACAACTCCATTTATAAGGATTCAAGAGAGTGGCGTTACAAATGACCCAGAATTTTGGTTTGGTGTTGATGGAGGTAATTTAAGTATAAGATTAAACAATACTGGTACTTATCCATTGCAAGTAATTACTGATAGCGATAATGATGCTGTAGATAGTATTAATCTTGGTTATAATACCACTGTTCAAGGCAATGTAACATTAAATGGAATTGTATTAGATGGTAATACAATTACTGGTGTAGATGATTCTGGAGAATTTACTAATGACGATGCTCACATTATGACTTCTGCAGCAGTAGAAGATAAAATTTTGGGTTATGGATATACGACTAATACTGGAGATATAACTGCAGTAACTGCTGGTACTGGTTTAGATGGGGGTGGTTCATCTGGCGATGTCAGTCTATCTGTTGATGTATCTGATTTTATGGCTAATGGTAGCAATAACAGAATTGTAACTGCTACTGGTACAGATGCTATGAACGCAGAAGCTAACTTTACTATAGATGGTACAAGTTTGCAATTAGGCGATAGTAAAATTTTAAGTCTTGGTAATTCTGACGATTTACAAATACATCATACATCTAATCAAAATCGTATAGATTTAAATAATGGTAATCTTACTTTCCGAGATGATGGAGATAATAATATTTTTATCATTTATAGAGAGGGTGGTGGAGTTGAATTAGCAGAGGGCGATTTAACAATACCTGCAACTTCCAAACTTTACTTAGATGGTGGTGGTAATAGCTACATACAAGAAGAATCATCAGACAATCTTATCTTTAGAGCAGCTGGTGGTAACTACTTAAGAGTTACTGGTAGTAATATTGTATTAAATGACCCTGCAGCAAGTTATGATGTAAGAATTGAGGGAGATACAGATAGTAATTTATTTTTTACAGATGGTAGTGCAGATAGGGTTGGGATTGGAACGAACTCGCCTGGAGAAAAATTAGATTTAAGAGATGGTAATTTTAGGGTAGGTGGATTTAATACTGGAAGTGATTATGGTGTAATATTTACACCAGCTGATTCAGGTTCTTACTGGCACATATACAATGATGCAGGTGGAGATTTATCATTTGGTAGAAGTGCAACAATAGGTAGTTCAGAAAAGATGCAAATAGACTCATCTGGTAACTTAAGTGTGTCAGCAGATGTTATAGCTTTTGCTTCATCAGATAAAAGATTAAAAGATAATTTAAAACCTATTGAAAATTCTTTAGATAAAGTTTCTAAACTATCTGGATATGAATTTGATTGGAACGATAAACAAGAAACCTTTAAAGGACACGATGTAGGTGTAGTAGCACAAGAAGTGGAAGAAGTATTACCAGAGGTAGTTACTACAAGAGATACTGGATACAAGGCAGTAAAATACGAAAAATTAATACCTTTATTAATTGAGTCTATTAAAGAACTTAAAGCAGAAATAGAGGAGTTAAAAAAATGAGTTTAACTTCTTCTGGACAAATTAGCATTAGTGATATTAATGGAGAGTTTGGCAGAAGTGGTACGACTGCAAATAGTTCATTAGAAGATTTATCTGATGGTACTGTTGCAACTATAAATACACAAAATGATAGTGCAGATAGACCAGATGGCTCTGCTCCACACGCTATGACAGAGTTTTATAGTTATGACCACGATTTAGCAGGTACATCTTGGAGTGTTGCAGATAATACTGGATTAAACCTTGTTGATTTACCTGGACAAACTGCAACAAGTAATAAAGATGCACAGATGACAGTAAATAGTGGTAGTGGTGGAACAAGCTGTTCTTTGAGTACAACTGGTGGTCCATTTGGTAATTTTACATTAGCCATATCAAGCAGTGGTGACCCAGGTTTTGGAGGTACAAGTAATAGTGGTAGTGGTTTTATAAGCACAACTACAGCTAACAGTAACACTTTATTTAGTAGTCATAATTCTGGTACAAGATATATTAGAACAAGGTGGCAACATACTCCAAGTAATAAAGATGGTACTGGAGCATATACATTAACACTGACAAATAATAGCGTAAGTGCAACTATTACTGGAACTATTAACTTTTCTTCTGGTGGTGGATTTGGTTTATGTATTTATGAAAATATACCAGTTAATTTAAAAGAAGGTACTGCAAACATACACGACTTAGATGTTGGAGATATGATTATGTCTTACAACTGGGAGACTGGACAAGAAGAAGAAGTAGAGATTTTACAAATTGAAAAAAGATTACACGATAACTTGTATAAAATTATGTTATCAGACCCTAACGATAAAACAGAGGGAGAAGAACTTAAAGAATTAATTCTAACATCAGACCACCCTATATATAAAAATGATGGCACTATGGTTTCTGAAAATCCAGAATTAAGTAAATCTAATTATGATTTAGATTCTGTAGAAATACAACCTAACGACTTACTTAAAATGCTTGATGGAAAATATTATGCTAATGTACACAGATTAGAGGGATTTCCTAAAAAGCATTGGACTTACACTATATTAACAAAGAATAATAACTTTTATGCAAATGGCGTATTAGTGCATTCTGAAATTGAGGAATAAAATGGAAATTGGAAAAGATAGCAAATTTACATTATCTATAGAAACAGCTATAAGCATTTTAGTTACTGTAGGTATGATAATTGGTATGTGGTATTCCTTACAAGCAGAAATAGAACTTGCTAAAGAACTACCAGAGCCAGAAGTGTCACGAATGGAATATGATTTAAAAGACCAAATGATTCGTGATTCAATATTAAATACTGAAGAAAAAGTAGATAAACTTGAAGAAAAGGTTGATTCTGTAAAAGATGATACAAGAATGATTCAAGAAACTTTACTGGATATGAATAAAGACTAATGAGGTACACAGATGAATTATTATTATGGTATGGCATGGTTGCTTGGATTATTTTTATGGCAATCGCCCTTATACTCGCAATCGGTTAATTTAGAAAACTTTCAACAGATACAAGCACTTAATGTTCAAAATTGTGCAGTTGTTCAAGTAAACGCTGCTTGGAACTATAAAAACAGAGTTAAGATTGAAAAATTAGCAAAACTTTGCTATGTTGCAGAAGTGGACTTATCAAATAAGCAAATTGGAGCAGTCATACAAAAAGAGTGGAATATTAAAGTAGTTCCTACTATTATCATATTTGAGAATGGTAAAGAAACTATGAGGTATGAGCCTGGTATTAGCATGAGATTTGATGAGCAAGAAGTGTTTGAAAAAATTAAAAAGGAAATCAAATGAAACATAAAATGAAAAAAAAGAAAAAAGGCTTATCAGCTAAACAAAAAAAACTACCAATGGCTTTACAAAAAGCAATATTAAAAAAGAAGCGTAAAAAATGAGGCACAAAAAAAGAAAATCAAGAGTAAACGAAGCTGGTAATTACACTAAACCTGCTATGCGTAAAAGATTGTTTAATAAGATATTAGCAAGTAGTAAAGGTGGCAGACCTGGACAATGGTCTGCTCGTAAAGCACAAATGTTAGCAAAGCAGTATAAAGCTAAAGGTGGAGGCTATAGATAATGGCTATGAAGAAATCCCAGAAGAGTTTAGCAAGATGGACTAAACAAAAATGGAGAACAAAGTCTGGTAAACCTTCATCTAAAACTGGAGAAAGATATTTACCTTCAAGAGTTATAAAATCTATGTCAGCATCAGAGTATGCTTACGAAACAAGAAAGAAAAGAAAAGCTACTAAAAAAGGTAAGCAATCTGCAAAATATTCTAAATCAACACTTAAAAAAATGAGAAGATATTATTAACTTCTAAGAAAAGGAGAAGCAATGTTGCAAGAAGCACAAGATAAACTTAAAGAACTTGTTGAGCAGTATAATGCTACAAATCAAGCTATTGTTGATGCACAAGCAAGACAGTCTGATTTAAAGTTAGCAATAGCAGAACAACAAGGATTTATTAGAGGACTTGAATCTAATAAGAAACCAAAAAAGGAAAAGTAATGCCATATCACAAAGGTAAGAAAAAGAAAAAGAAAGTAATGAAAAGAGGGAAAAAGAAATGAAAGTAAAAGCTCCTAAAGGCTATCATTTTATGAAAAAAGGTAGCAAGGTATCTTTAATGAAGAATCCCAAAGGTGGTTATAAACCACATAAAGGAGCTTCTCTCTTTACTTCTTTCCCAGTTCAAAAGAAGCACAATGGATAAAGAAACTAAAAAGATTATAGATAAAGTAATCCACAATGAAGGTGGTTATAATAATGACCACGAAGATTTAGGAGGAGAAACTAAATATGGTATATCAAAAAGATGGTATCCACATTTAAATATTCCAACTTTATCCTTAGAAGATGCTTTTCAAATTTATTACGACGATTACTATGTACCTGCAAAGGTAAATAAACTGCCCTATGCTCTTAGATACCCTTTCTTTGATTGTGTAATAAACACAGGTCAAAATAGGGCAGTTAAAATATTGCAACAAGCAATCAACTATAGTATTGTAATGCCAATTAAAGTTGATGGTAAGATTGGACCAAATACAATAAAACACGCACAAGGTTTATCTGCAGAAAGATTTGCTGCATATAGAATTAAATTTTATTGTAAATTACTGGATGCAAAACCAGAGCAAGAAAAGTTCTATTATGGTTGGTTTAAACGAACATTAGAGACAATATATGGCTGATTATATAACACAAAGAGATTTATACGATATTTATCCAAATATAGGCGAATACGATTCTAAGAATGTAGTCTATGGATGGAAAGTAGATTCTGGTAGCAGATATAAAGCAGAAAATCCTGGATTGGTAACTGCTTTATTTGCGGATGGACAAAACTTAGGCTCTGCCCAAACAAGCAAAACTGCAGTTGATGCTAATGGGGAGTGGTACTATGATGCTACAAATGATGTAGTGTACTATTATAACGATTCAACTAATCCGCAAAACATCTTGATGGAGGCAGGAGAAGATAACGCAACCTTTAAATCAAGAATGATTTCTAATGCTACCGCATATTTTAATTCTAAAGTAGATAGCACATTACCAAGAGAAATGTTTGTTCTTGAAGATGGCTCTTATGATTACTTTGTTAAAAGAACAGTAGGATTGTTTTGTTCTGCATTTATGATAAAGGCTTATGAGCCAGAAAGCGATATTGCAGAAGCCTTATTAGAAGAAGCAGAAACTAATGTTATTGATTTAAACGAAGGTAGAGTTAAACTTGGATTTCAGACTTCTGGGGATATGTCTCAAGGAGTTATTAATAAAATATCAGTCAGTGGCTCACTTAACATTATAGATACCAGAGGAGATTACACTGGAACTTTTGATAAGATTAAAGTTATAGTTACCACTGGTGGAGCAATAGGAACTGCTAAGTATTCTGTGTATGTAAAAGACCAAGATGGATTAAAAAATAAAATTGTTATTACAGATAAAATTATCAATGGAGACTATCAAGACCTATCTGGTGGTTTACAGATTAGATTTTCTGGAGCAACAGATAGTTCTACTGCAACACAAAATGATGAGTGGGAAATAGAAGTAGCAGGTAGATATGAGCATACTGACAATGCTTCTGTTAGAACTATACAACTTACAAGAAACTCAACCAAGAGAAGAAAATTTAGCTTCTTTAAAAACTAATGCCTACATCCTACGACAAGATTTATTCTGAAAATATTATTGATAATATCGTAGGCACAATGAGAAGTGAGTTTGGTAATACCATACAAGTTTTTTTCTCTGATTCTTTTGTAAAAAAATCAAATAAAAATTTAAGATTAAGTATTATAAATCAAGCATTTAAAGAAGTTAATAAAGATAAAATGCTCAACAACTACACTATTCAATTAAAATTATCTACTATATTAGGTAGAATAAGCAAAGAAAGTTATAAGTCTTTCTTTTATGACATACATAGAGTAGAGCAATCATTGCTATCTTTAAAAGGTATATTAGAGTTATTAGATTTTTCTATTGATAGTATTTCTTTAAATGATTATGATGATGAAGAAGAAAATGTAGCAGGTTTATACAATGCTACTTTTATTGTAAGTTTTAGTTTATTAAAGGGATAATATGCCATTAACACCAACAAATTATTTATATGATAATCTCTTAACAAAGATTGAATCAATACTTAAAACAGAGTATGATGGTAGTTTTCCTATATATATTGGCGAAGAGTATAAGAAAAATAGAAACTCTCATATAAGACTATTTATAGACAATATATCTAACATAGACAGTAAAGAAAAAAGCATTGTAAATCTATGCAACTTCTCTATAAATCTATATTTAAATATTAAGTCTAATGATGTACAAGCAAAGAAAAAGCTAACAGATATGACAAATAGGTTAGAACAAGTATTGTTTGAAAACCAACTTAACGATAATAATCTTTATTTTGATGGCAGAATAGAAAGCATTGAAACAGATATAAAGGAAGATGAAGAAGTATTTGTTGATAATTTGCGTGTTTCAAGAATAAATTATAGCGTTAAAATACCGTTAGTTTTCAATACTTATGGATTCTTCTTGTTAAGTAATGAAGATAATTTTTTAACAAGTAGCAGTGATAAATTTTTAGTATTAAATTAAGGACTAATTATGAAATATATTTTAAAAGAAGATTATATGCCAGATGCAATTTCTGGTGTAGATAGTAAAATTATGGATGCAATGCAAAAGGGTAAACCTTTTGATTGTGATAGATTACCAAGAAACCTTATTGGTAAGGTAGAAATGGTAGAAGAAAAACCAAAAAAAGTTGTTAAAAAGGAGATAGATTAAGATGGCTATTAATAATGCAGCTATTAACCCAAAAGAATTTGGTGTATTTATAGCAGAAGAAACGACAGTAGGAACATTTCCTACATCCGGCTTTCAAGGAGTTGAAGTAGAATCAATTAGTATGCCTACTTTTAACGACTTAAGAGTTATGGAACAAAGAAGTGGCAGCACTGGTAGAGTTGTAAATAGTGGAGACCTACTAAGACATGAGCCTGGAGCTGTACACGAAATAAGTATTTCTGGTGTTTTAACAGTAGAAAATGCTCCAATATTACTTGAGAATGCTTTTGGTAAAGAAGTGTCTGGAAGCACTGGTGGTGGAGAGACTACAAACTTTATTACATTAGCAAGTGGATATGAACACTCTGCTTTTGATTTTGGAGCTACATCAAGTGGTGGACAAAATACTATAGCAGTATTAATACAAGGACATAGTTCAGTAAACTCAACCTACAAGATTCCAGGAGTAGTAATTACAAGTTTAGTTTTATCTGCTAACTCACAAGAGAATGGTGGTAGATTTAACTTTGAAATGACTGGACAAACAAGATGTCAAGTAGCAGCTACTCCAGTAGCACAAGTATCAAGTGGTGTAACTGATTACTCTGCTAACTTTGTTTACATGGGAGACTTTACACAAGATGTTAAGGTTTATAATAAAGATGTTATTTTAGACCAATTTTCACTTAATGTTGAAAACCCAGTACAATTCTTAGGTAATGACGCTTCTTCTTTTGATGGTAATCCAGAAAAGTATGTAAGAGGAGTACCTAATTTAAATGTTACTGCTAATTGTGTAGTTAAGTTTGATGATAACACTAATGAGTTCTTTGCAGACTCAAGAGTATTAACAGTATCCTCAAGCAATGGATTATTTTTATCAAATAACTCAACATTTGCAAGTGCAAGTGCTTTTGCTATTAACATACCTAAAGTAATTATTGAAGAAGTAGCTTATGATGAAGGAGATTACCTAAAACTAAACGCTACTTTAAAGATGGTTGATGGTGGCAGTGGCAACTTGATTATGGTTAGAAAACCTGCTTAATAAAAGGAGAAAATAATGGCGGATAAAAAGTTTAAGCTTTCCAGTGGGAAAGATGTAGTTCTATTAGAGATGTCAGTAGATGATATTGATTTCTGTAATGATGTAACTCAAATTGTTTTTGACACTGAAGGAAATCAAATCCTTAAAAATATGGCTAAAGCAAGAACTGCTTGGATTCGTAAGGGTGTAAAAAACGCAGATGACAAGTTTATAAAAACTTTAAGTGATGAAGAAAAAAACGAGTTATCTATAAAGATTAGAGAGTATCAAGAACTGGGGGAGTAGATGCCTATACACTTGAGTACAATGTACTCTTGTCATTAAGGAGTCCAGAGTGTATAGGTAATTGTGGATGTCAGTATGAATCATACCCTTATACCGCACAAATACCACTTATTATAGGTGGAGAAAAATATCCAAGAGTAACTTTCACTTGTGATGATGATGTATGGAAATACATTAATTTATTAGTAGAGGACATCAAAGAAGTAAATAAAGCACACAATAAAAATTTTTCATTAGGGGAAGGTATATATGGACAACTTCCTTTCTTTGCTTGTAAAAGATTTTTATATTCTAAGGAATATCAAGACGATATTTATAGGTATTCATATTGTAGCACATTTAATGTACCTGCTTATGAAGGACACTATGGTTTACATCCAAAAAAATGGATTGATAAAAGTTTTTATATAAAACATATTATAGAAAAAGAACAGAAAAAAGAACATGGCAAAACAACAAAACAATAATATAAAAATTCATTTTCGTGCAGAAGGCGAACAAGAATTAAAAAATGCTATTATAGCTCTTGCCAACTCTACACGCTCTCTTAAAAATGCACAAAGTCAATTAGCAAAGTCCACTGGAGCAACTACAGTCGCTCAAGAAAAACAAATTAGAACTGGAATACTGGCTCAAAGAAATCAAAGAAATATGAATGCAGCTGTAAAAGAGGGAAGCATGACATTTTCTGTATTTCGTTCTAAGTTGCTTTTGGCTTCCTTTGCTGTTGGATTAATGAGTGCCACTATAGGTAGGCTTGTTGCTGCTTTTGCAGAACAAGAAGATTCTGAAAAAAGAATTGATGCTGCATTAGCATCTACTGGTAATATATCTGGACTTACATCTGAAAGAATAAAAGAATTGACAGCTAATCTTGAAGATGTGGGAGTTATAGGAGACGAGGTAAACAACAAGGTTGCTTCTTTGCTACTTACATTTACCAACATTAGAGGCGAGGCTTTTGAAAAAACCATGATAGCAGCTAATAATATGGCAATATCTATATCTGGTACTGTTCCAAACTTTGAGCAATTAAGAGGAGCTGCGTTACAATTAGGTAAAGCCTTACAAGACCCAGCTGGACAATTAGGAGCATTAAGTCGTTCTGGATTTACATTTACTGATGCTCAAAAGAAAATGATTAAAGAAATGGTTAAAGCTGGAAATGTTATAGAAGCTCAAAACATCATTTTAGAAGCAGCAAACACACAGTTTGGAGGGCTTACTGAAAAGGTTAGAGAAACAACCACTGGAGCTTTTGCAGCTTTAGGTAATGCATTAGGCTCTCTTGGAGAAACTTTTGGTAAAATTTTAACGCCAAGCACAACAAGTTTTATAAACTCCCTTACAGAAATGATAAAAACTCTTTCCAAAAATGAAGCTGGTATAAGAGCGACTATTGACACTATAAAATTAGCAACAACTGGATTTATAGGTTATAGAGGAGCTACTTTTGCAGCAGCTGTAACAACAACACAACTTACCGCAGCATTTGCAACTTTTAGAGCTATTGTTAATCCTGCAACTGCAGTATTATCATTTTTAGGAGTTACATACTTTCAAATTAAAAAAAGACAACACGCACTCAAAATTTCTACCAGAGAAACTACTGATGCTATTGTGGACCAAACCAGTGTATTTCAAGAGCAGACAGATGACTTTGAAAAAACTAAAAAATCTTTAGACGATAGAGTTCAAGCCACAAGAAATAACGCAGAGATAACTGAAGTAAATAAAAAAATACAATCAGCCTTTACAACAGAGCAAAAGTTAGCAAGGCTTGAAGAAAAGAAAGCAATTTTAGTTAAACAAGAATTAAATAAAATAGAAGAAAAGTATCGTGAAGTTTTCAGAGATTCTGTTAGAGAGATAGTAGAAGGTAAAATAGCAAAAGAAAGAGATGTAATCTTAACTAAAGCAGCATCAGAAGCACAAAGAAAACTTAACGAACAACTTGCAAAGCGTGAAGTTATGTTGCAAGGCACAAGAGATAATGTAGAAAAATTAGGAGTAGTACAAGCTAAAGTTGCAGTATTGGGAGCAGTTCATACTCGTGAACAATTTGACGCAGAAAATCAAAGAATAGAACAATTAGAAAAAGTAGATGCTGCTTTTAGAGGGTTGGGTATAGAAAATGATTTCTTAGCAGAAGCCATAAGAAATGGACAAACAGTAGCAACTTTAAGTTTTGACCACACTGACGAAGCAGTACAAAAAGCCTTAGCTACTGTTGGTTTGTTAGTAAACGAAGAAGGTAAACTTGTAGATATTACAAACAAGTTTGGAGAAGCAAGTGTATCTGCTTTTGATAAATTTAACGAACAAGCCGGTATGGCAATTCAAGCTTTATCTGGTTTTAGTCAAGCTCAAACTCAATTAGTAGAAGAAAGAATGCAAAGAGAAATAGAAGCATTAAAAGCTTCAAGAGATTTTGAATTAGCAACTCAAGAGCAAAGAGAAGTTATGGAAAATAGAATTGAGCAAAAATTTAAAAGCCAAAGAAAAAGAGCATTTCAAATACAAAAAGCCTCTAATATCGCAGAAGCAACAATGAATGTTGCACAAGCTTATACTAAAGCATTGGCAACCATGCCTCCTCCTGGAAACATACCTCTTGCTAATTTTATTGCAGCGTTAGGAGCTGCTCAAGTTTTAGCTATTGCTTCTCAACCTGCTCCAAGATTTGCAACTGGTGGTAGTTTTATTACGAGCGGTCCGAGAAATATTATGGTAGGAGAGTCTGGAGCAGAAAAAGTTACTATCCAACCACTAAGTGGAGGAACTGCAGACGGAAGCACTAAAACACAAAATGTTAATATAAACATATCTGCTCCATTGGTGGATGAAACAATATTAGATGTTATTATTCCAAAGATTAAAGAAGCAGCAGAGTTGAATCTTGCATAATGTTAAGTTTACCAAACACATACAGTTCAAACTTAGGGCAACATATAAAAGAGGATTATCTTGTAAGGATTTATAATGAAGATGGTAACTACCTTGCTGTAGGTACATCTGAACAAACAGTAGGTGGTGTTACTTATGTAGGAGCAATAACAAACGCTCCAAGTATTAGAGAAGGAATAGATTTAGTAAAAGGAACTGCATCTTTGTCTAATATCTCTATATCTTTTTCTAACTTTTCTTTTACAAACAATGGTACAGTATCATTAGGCTCATCTACACCAGTAGAAGAAGAATTATTTTTTGGTACTAATTATTATATCAATAGAGATGTAGAAGTGTACTCACAATTAGAAGGTAATTCTACAGCTTCTAACCTTTTACTATTGTTTAAAGGTAGATTAAGAGCAGTACAACTTTCAGAAAACAAAGTAACTATACAAGTAACTGCACATAATCCTTTAAATGATATAACAATTCCACAAACTATATCGGAAAGTGGATTATATAAACCTATTGTATTTGGAGATTATGCTTCTGCTTATACTTCTGCTCCACTTTTTGCTTTGCAGTCTTTAATAGGAGCAACTGCAAGAACATATCCAGTGCAAGTAGAAAAAGTACAAAGCGGTAATGTGTTTTGCTTAACTGCGAGTGCAGGTAATAACAGCAACAAAACTTTGCATGTTCACGAATCTGGTTTAAGTCCAGAAGGAAGTGGCTCTATAATAGAAAATATGGCATTATGTACTGCTACAGAAACTGCGGTATCTTCTGCAGATGCAAGTCCTATAGTTACAAAACAAAGTGGCAGTGATGATTTATTTGCAGTTGGTACAGATGTAGATTTAGCAAGAACTTTTAAATCTGAAATGATGATAGAAAGTTCTGATTTTACTATTACAGATAAATATACACCAAGTGCAAGTGCTACAATTAGTTCATCTACGACTGGCTCTCAAGAAGTTCAACTTAGTAAAACTTTTAATATGATAAATTTAGGCAGCGTAAAACATACTCCTTCTTCTATGGCATTTACAATAAATTTTGGCTATAGCCTTACATTAACAAGAAGTGGTGGTAGTTCTAATGGTTTTATTAATAGTGTTTCTTTGGTAGCAAAAATATATCATAATGATGATGATACCATAGATGAAACTACTACATTGTTTAATACGACACACAATAGTGTAACTGCAACAAGAAGCTCTACAACAAGTACAATAAATTTACATGAATCAACAGATTCAGAGTTTACTGGTAATTATCCACAGAAAATAGAATTTCAACTAAATATAAACTATGATGGACTTGACCCTGGAGATGTAGGTAGTGGAGCATCAAATGATTTATCTGGTACTGCTACTGTAGCAACTACCAACATTTTAACAACAACACAATTTGAAAGAGATAATTCATCTGTACAGACAGATACTGAATTAAAAGAAAATATTAAGGAACTTTATTCATCTCAAGATGGTTTAACCTTAGATAGCAATGTCATAAAAAAACCTATTGAAGCACATAGATATTTATGCGAAACCTTTGCAGATAGTAATATTTTTCCTACATCAGTCGGCACTACAAATAACTATTCAAACATCTTAAATACTTTTAACATTTCTGGTGTACAAGGAGATATGCACTATTGGTTAAACAAATCAGAAAAACTTGAAAAGGTATTAGAAGAATTACAACACTTTGGATTTTTTATAGGAAGGATGAAAGCAGATGGCACATATCATTACATAAGCCCAAAGTATTTAACGACAAGTACCACATCATCAACAACATTACCTTATTTAGCAACTGCAGGTACTTTACATTCAGATAATTTAATTACAAGCACAACTGACAATCAGTTTAAATTAACCCTTGAAACGCAAGGTAGTGGTTATACTGAAGGAGATTTATTAGTAATATCTCATGGCTCTGATTTTGAGTTTATGAAAATTACAACTGGCGGTCCAATGACTGGCTCTTCTACTACACAAACTATAACAGTAGAAAGAGGTATTGCTCCAATAACTACTGCAACTGCAGGTAGTCAGTCTGCAGGAACAACAATAAGAAAAGTAGTATTTCCACACGCAGTAATTGATGAAGATGATTTTTCAAACTTGCAAATTATGCACACTCCGATTAATGAATTGGTTACAAAATACAAAATACAATATTTAAGAAAACCAGAAGATAATAGTAAATATGGTAAAACTGCAGAGTTTACTAACTCCACAACGAGAACAAACTATAACATAGAAGATGAAAAAGTTAAAGATATTAAAAACGATTTTGATAAAACTGGTACACTAACAACTAATTATTATAACTACTACAATCATTTAATTGGAGAGCCAAGATTAAAAGTGGCGTTTGATTTAGTAAATCCAAGTTTTTATGCTTTAGAAGTAGGAGACATAGTAAGAATTTATACAACCAAAAAAGCTCCTTTTGGAAAAAACTGGAGAAGCGTATATTTTATAGTGACACAAACAACGAGAACATTAGGAAAATTAAGCATAAGTGCTTATGAAATTTATTAAGGATATATTATGGCAGTTATAACAGAAGTAAGATTTAGACCAGATAGTAGCACAAGTCATGCTAACTATTCTCCATCCAGAAATCCAGATATGAATGTTGCAGAAACAACAAAATATGATGGAATAACAGTATCTCAATCTTATGGTGGTAAAATCTATACAAATGAACGATATGGCAAACAATTAGAGTATGAATTGTCATATACCAACTTATCAGAAGCAGATAAATCAAAACTTGAAGTTTTAGTAAATCAAGTAAAAGGTAGGAAACTCGCATTTCAGTTTAGTACAGATGGGGGGAGTAGTTATATTGATGTAAGATTTACTGCAAATGACTTAAAATTTACACAAACTGCGTATTCTATATATTCTACAACCTTTACCATTAGGCAAGAAATATAACAGAACGCACGAAAATAGCCCTAAAATCAATTATCTTTTGCTAAAAGGGTAATTTGTCGGGTGGATTATCTTTAGCCTCAAATTTCTTGTATTTATCATGCAATTCTAATACTGTTGCTGCAAGATAAACACACAAGTCTAATGTTTCATCTAACGCTTCTTTAAGATTATCTCTGCTGCCATCAATGGGAACATCTTGTTTATAATCTATCTGCCCTTGATTTATCTTGTCTTGTAATAACATCATTATTCTTGTATTGCTATTCATCTTTTTTCCTTTTGAAAGTTTGTAAGGAGGCGAGTAGCCAACCCTTGTATTTGCAATTAACTTAGGGTAAGATTCCTTTCTTGTTAATTGTTAATATGTGCCTCCTTAACTTTTAATTAAAATGGCAAATCGTCATCTGATAGTGCTTCGTTAGAAGGTTTCGCTCCACCTTGCGGAGTATAAACTGCCAATTTCAACATTATGTCGCCTTTTTTAGTTTTGTTTTTCCACAAAGATATTCTATGAACTTTGCCTTCAACATTAAAGTCTCCTTTATAATCTGGACTTTTGTCTAACGGATTATCATGATTTTTATATGTGTTTTTAAATAGATAGCCTACATTTTCTGGCATATCAAACTTTTTCTTATCGCTCATTTTTCCTCCACATGTTTTAAGAAATGTAAGCCAATTTCTGGCTCTACGCAATTTCTTAATATTTGTCTTTTATTTTTTATATTATAATCACTTAAATCAAAACCTTTAAGTTTTGATAAACTTTCTACTGTTCCTCCCCTATGTCCTCTATTTTTTATTTCTATATCCGGACAATCTACATTAGTCCACCAAATATGTTTTGCCATACTTCTTCCTGGTATTAGAGGCTTATAATAAGGTATTGTATTTTCTATAACATACTTGCCATCATACCAATACATTAATAGTATAATTTGTTGATATAAGGACAAGTCTGGATATTTTGCATCAACCTTTCTATACTTCCTATTGGCTAAAAATCCAATGTTATATCTAATTTGACTGTGTGTAGGGCATGGAGGACTACTCCAAATAAAATCAAAATTCATATAGTTTTCTAATAAAAACAAGTGAGCATCTTCTATAACCATAGTGTCTTTTGGAAACATGTCTGAATAAACCGCAGCAATGTCTTTATTGTTTTCAACCGCAACAATCTCATGGCTATCTCCCCAAAGTTTTCTATTTCCCCCAATACCAGAGTATAAGTTTAATATTCTCATACGGTTATAATTTTAAGAATTGTTTTACCTTGTTTTAATTTAGCATCAGATTTAGAGTTATAAGCATACTCTTCTAATTCTTTTGTTATGTCATACCCTTTGTCGTCATAGTTTTGTAAGTCTATTTTAATACCATCAATAGTTTTATTTTTATAAAAGATATAAACATTCTGACTTGCTCTGCCTTCTAAGTTTAAATTCTTTTCGGAATAAGCATTTGCTCCCACAAGAGATGCACTCCTTCCATAAGTGTCTCCTACCCTTGCAGAGTGTATGTGTCCAGATATAACAAAATCAATCTTTACATCCCTTCCACTTGCATACCTACCTTTAATTTGAGTAATAGATGTTTCGTGTTTGGCTTTGATGCTGCCATGCCCATGTATCATAAGAAGATTCATACCCGCTAAATTAACCACAACCTCTGTTGCATCTTTAGAAAGTA